CTATTTCAATATAAGGTAATAAATCTAAAGTGCCGTCATTCGTGGCCCCTGTTCCTGTTTCCGCTGTTGGCATCTCTATAGTAAAAGTTGTAGCTGTTGGAATAGTTTTTACTTCAAATAATACATCGTCAAAGTCAGTCGCTGTATAGTCTGTTTGACCTCCAGTAAAGGAACCTGCATTTTCGAAAGTAGTTATATCACCAATTTGTAAATTATGATTAGTAGTAGTTGTGATAGTAACTGTTGTTGAACCATTTGTGGTTGTTATATCTGCACCAGTTTGTTGTCTATCAGGATCTATTGGAGTAATATCGTAAAAATCACCAGAATAATAAACATATAAACATCTATTAGTACCAATGGCTGAATATTTTCGTCCATCTAAATCTGTAAAAGTATGTTGAGCTCTAGCAACACCTATCAAAGTATCTGCATTTATTTGTAACCAACCCCCTATTTTCTCAGGTTGACCATATCTAAAACGAACATTATCTCCATCAACCCATACATTTTCAGCTTGAGTATCTGTTATTTGTTTATTAAATCCTGGTCTAAATGGTATTTTAGTTAAAGCCATAACCTATTTTACAATACTATTAATGGTTAGTATAGAACTAAACTATTTTCTAATAGGTGGAATTCCAAGCAATGGTCTTTTGTCAAACTTATTTTTTTCAGCAAATGGCCCATTTCTATGATTGTAATGCAAGAATACTTGCCCACAAACTTTCCCTTGAAATGGCTCTCGCCAATGCTCTAATTCACATCCACTATATACTAACATATCTCCAGGCTCTAGTAAAACCTCTGTGCCTTTTGGAGCGTCTGGTTTATGTATTTGTTTGTATTCATCAATAACTGAATCTGCACCTGTACCATCTATAAATATAGGCCACGGATCACCACCTAAATTTAAAGTAGTCGATATCTCACAAGAAGGTCTATCTTTATGTCTTCTTAATATATCACCTTGTTTATATATCCGTGCATAAGAATATGTTGGGACTAAATCAAGTCCTGTCTCTTTAGCCATTACGGGTAACATCTTAACCAATAAGGTTTCCATAACTTGATCTGCATAATGAGAATAAGTATTAGGAACTTGTTGATCTGTCCAAGTACCAAACATACCATTATCATAAGTAATATTATTTTCGTACATCCATTTAACTGCATCACGTTTAAGTAAAAAATAGTTAAATATAAAATTAGCGAGTTCGTAGCTAACTGCTTTTTTGATTACTTGATATTTATTGAAAGCCATCTTGTATAAAATTAAATGAAACTGATATCCTTATATCATTTGTTTTGTTGGGTTCAACACAATGCCATAACCAAGCAGGAAACATTATTATTCTTCCTGGTACGGGTTCTAAATGTGCTTCTCTCCATAAATGTTTTGGAGGTTTACCTGGTTTTCTTGCAGGCATCATTGTTTGTATTCCTGGTCTTGGATCATTGATTGCAAGGGTGCCTGAATCTTTATTACCTTTTACATAATAGACACCACTAAATAAACAATTAGGATGTACGTGTGGTCTGTTATATCCACCAGGATAATTAATATTGGCCCACATATTGCCTAACATTGGTTTTCGATCTAACCATTCTTCTTGGTATATTTCTTCTTGCATTTTATATAACTCTTGAACCAGTTGCTGATATTCAGGTTTTAAATGCATATCGGTTGTTGAGTGCCAACCATTCATATTCGTTTTCTTTACACCTTGATCTTGTCTACTCCAATTTACAATATGATGTTCTAAAGCTTGATTATCTAATTGTACATCTTTACCATAAACGGTAGTTGGGAAAAATTGTTCTTTAATCATCTAAACGGTTTACCTCCAAACCAAACCACAAGAGATTGTCTCATACCTCGTCTAACAGGATTCACTCTATGATTTAAAAATGATGCAAATATAATTGCGTGACCTTGTTTAAGTTCTGCAAATTTACCTGGTGCCATTAATTCTAAATCTCCACCTTCAAACTCTGATGGATCATTCAATAATAAAGTCATTGATATTTTTCGCACAGGCGGTTCGTGTTGCATATTGACATCACAATCCATATGCCAATCATAGAATCCTCCTTCTGGATATTCTGTAAATTGTGCATTCTCTGTAACTTGTATATCTCCAAATCCAAAATGATTTTCATTTGCTTTTTGTATAAATGAATGAAGGTCTCTATACATATGAGGCATTTCATTGAATGGAATCCAACTAATTGTCGTAACTCTTTTTTTAGTATCAACACCACCACCTGGTTTATTCATACCCACTTGTGCCGTTTGTGGTTTTTGTCTTCTACCACATTCTATAATTTGTCTACACTGGTCTGGTGTAAATAATGGTGTAGTGGTTTGTACTATCCAACTTTTCCATTTAGGTTCTGTCATATGCATATTCTCGTACATTAGATGGGTCCTTTCTCATACATTGATTTTAAAAAATCTGATTGTTTTACTGGATGATTTCTCCAACAAAATACATTTAACAATTGAAAAAATTTTGTTTCCTCTCCATTATCACCTACATAACATAATGTTGATTCATACTTATTTTTAAAATATTCATATCTATGAGTACCACTTCTAATTGTAACTTCATCTTTATCTAATACAATTGGACACAGTAATCCATTTTTTTCTAAATCAGGATTAACTTCTTTTACAAATTTATCCGTTGTTGGAAATAAAGTTTTCATATCTTTAAATTTTACTTCTTTCAATTTGTCTTTAAATATTTGATAATGAGGTTCTAACATTAACTTACTCCTCTATTTTCAATTGGGTTATAAGCTACATCACAATTTGCAGCTAATGTTCTTCTCATACCTGGTCCATTGAATGGATACACACAGTGTCTCATATCATATGGAAAAATATAAAAATCTCTTTCTTTTACATTTGGTTGATAATCTACATTTGCAAACTGACCACTAGCTGAACCTAATATTTGTAATCGTCCATTTTGTGGTTGATGTGCTGATGAATATTCTACTCCATAAGACTCTGGTAATTTTAAAATCATTACTGATGATAATCCTGTATATAAATTACCCTGGTGTACGTGCACTGGATTATATTCGTGTGCTTGCATTTGATTAACCCAAATAGAATTTAAATGCATATTATAATTTCTAATTTTATTCCATTTTAAATAATGATCATACTTTTGCATAAACCATTGTGTTACATTTTGAGGTAATAAATTATGTCGTTGCATTTTAGATTGATCTTCACCATCATAAAATAAACTGTGTTCGTTATATATTTTACCAACCAACTGTTTATTAGCAGGATGTAAATGTTGAAAATTAGATTCATAAACGTGATTAATTATTTTATATACATCTAACGGTACTTGATACTTTAATACCGATTGACCTAGAAATATAAAATTAAAATCGGATGTGTCCATACTTCTGTCTTATTCTTTCAGGTATCTGATCGAGATACGGATTTATTTCTTTTCTAACTACATTTCTAATTGTATGCATATTCTTTCCCACCACTTTATCGTCATACCCTATACCATTAACATTGATTTGTTTCAAGTCTTGAAACTGATGATTATAATATGGTAAACCTATAAATTGATATATCTTACGCATCTCTTGTTCTGGTCTAGATATTAAATCATCATATTTTACAAAATGACAAATATCAGGATAATTAAATGCATTTTTAATTGCCTCTAAATCTTTTGCAACTGCACCATCTTTATTCATAATCATACCAAGTTTCTCATCATCAGTATTTAAATTATATCTGTTTGGAAATGCATCAGGATTGTTTTTGTACCATTTCATATAAGAAGCTAATACATCCATTAAATCTCTTAAGATCACTATACATTTAAACGGTCGTCTATAATGCTTTTGCATTAGCATTAAATTACCTGGAGTCATAACGGGTCCACGGTCAATGATATATTGTTGTGGCCAGTCTTTATAATAATTATCAAAAACTGAATCTAAAACATTATCCAATGAATCGTGATCCTGATAGTTTAAAAAAACATCAGTCTGCTTTAAAAGAAATAAGTCTTTCATTATTTCTAATGTTATCGAATTAGGTGTGCAAACGATCTCTGGATTTTGGTTAATGATAGAAGTGAATAACGTATTACCAGATCTAGGAAGCGCAACTAAAAAGAATAATTTTCTATTCTGATTTTTCTTTGGCTCCAAGTCCATTTGTATTATTCGCTATTGCTTCTTTCTTTTTATGGTAAAGCATTTCACCCGATTTCTTAACTCTTTCAATGGTTTGTAATTGACCAAGAACGTTAAAGACTTCTGGCTGACTTGATCCAGATGTTAAAGTCTCTGCTTTATTTTTCATAATTAAACCGTAAGAGTCTAATTGATGTTTGTTGACATCTTGAGTATCAAATGATCCATCATCAAATTCTTTTTTAAGAGTAGACCACAATTTGATTTCTCTCATTCTGTCTTTAGCAACCAATTGCATATTTGCAACTGCGTACGTTTTTTCATCAATATCAATTTGAAGAAGTTCTTTTTTTAGTTCATCAGTTTCTTCTTCTAATTTCTTTTTTAGTTTTTTTAATTTCACTTCATTTCTTCTACATTCAAAAGATAATGACATTAAATTTTCTAAAAATACATTTTGTTCTCGAACACACTGCCAATATTTTGCAGCTTTAGTTGGATACTTTGCATCCTGTAAAACAGATATTCTCATTTCTGTTTCAGTTCTAAACACTTGTTTTTTTGTCCAAGTATCTCTAAGCTCTGATGTCATTTCTTTAAATTCTTTGACATCATTTGGATCAAGTAAATTATTTAAGCTAGGTGCTTCTTTTTCGATTAAAGCGTGTATATTTCTTTTTTCTTCTGACATTATAAATCCTTTCAGGTTTTTAATGGTATATATTATTTTAAGAAGTAGTCAAGGTTGAAGCTGTTATAACTGCAGGTGATCCTCCAGTAAATTCTTCTGTGTCTGCTTTAAAACTTCCAGCAAAAACTATTGATTGAGTATTAGGTGAAGCAGTTCCAGCAGCAGCACCTGGATGAGTTACAGTTGTACCTGTAGTTATAGACCAAGTCGATCCATCATATGACTCTGTTGATCTTCCATTAAATCCACCAGGACCTCCACCAATTCCCAAAGCGGCTGTTTGAGTACCTGATCCTGATATACCAGATCTTCCATTATTCATAGTTCCACCTGCAGTCCAAGAAGATCCGTCATATTCTTCTGTTGCTGCTATAGATCCTGGAGCTCCACCAAAAGCTAATCCTGCTGTCTGTGTTCCAGCGCCTGCTAAACTATATCTTGCTGTTCCCATTGCTCCTCCTGCTGTCCAAGAGGTACCATTATACTCCTCTGTATCAGATGACAAACCTGGACTGCTAGCAACATAACCACCAAAACCTAATGCTGCAGTTTGTATTCCAGCTGACCCCAGGCCATATCTTGCTGTGCTTAAATTATTTTGTTCAGACCAAGAAGTTCCGTTATATTCTTCGGTATCACCTGTTTGTGGACCTATGTATCCACCAAAACCTAAACCAGCAGTTTGTGTACCACAACCTGCTAATGCATTTCTAGTAGTATTTAAATTATTGCCTTCTGTCCAAGATGTTCCATTGTACTCTTCTGATTCATTACGTCTCTGTAATGGAGGAAAACTAGATCCTCCAAAAGCAAGTGCTGCAGTTTGAATTCCTGCTCCTCCCAAACTACCTCTAGCAGTATTTAAACTTCCACCAGAAGACCAAACAGCTGGTGTAAATACATTAATGTTCGAGTTGTATTCTTCGGTAATATTTGTGTTAGCTGTCGTATAACCACCAAATGCTATTGCAGCATTAGATTGTGCTCCTGCTCCACTTAATAAACGTCTTGCTGTTGCTAAACTTGCTGATGAAGTTGTCCAATTTGTTCCGTCATATTCTTCAGTTGCTGCTGTGTTTCCTGGAAGATTACCAGCCATAGCTACAGCAGCTGTTTGAATTCCAGCTCCTGCTAACATACTTCTTCCAGTATTCATACTATTCACTGATGTCCAAGTTGAACCATCATATTCTTCTGTTGAATCAAAATATGTAGGTGGATTATATCCACCAAATCCTAATCCTGCAGTTTGTGTGCCAGCTCCTGCAAGTTCTGCTCTACTTGTATTTAAAGCTCCGCCTGCTGTCCAAGCTGAGCCATTGTATTCTTCAGTTGCATCTGTAAAAGGTGGTCCACCTCCAAACGCTAAACCTGCTGTTTGTATTCCTGCCGCTGCTAAAAAATATCTAGCAGTTCCTAAGTTCCCACCTGCTGTCCAAGCCGAACCATCATATTCTTCTGTTGCATTACTTGTCGCTGGAGCTGGAGTTCGTCCACCAATTGCAAGTCCTGCTGTCTGTATTCCTGCACCTGCTAATTGAGATCTTGCTGTATTTAAAGCTCCACCTGGAGACCAGTTAAAACCATTATACTCTTCTGTGTTATTAACAGGAGTTGTTGTAAAACCTCCGATAGCGAGTGCTGTAGTTTGTGTTCCTGCACCTCCTAAATTTCGTCTTGAGTTATTTAAAATCCCGCCACTAGACCAAGCCTTAATCTGTACTAAACTTTTAAGAGTACCAGAAGTCGAGTTATACCACACCTGTCCTTCGGTTGACGTATTTAACGTTGGATCCGAAGCTAAATATTTTACCCGTGTACCTCTTATTCCTGAATACTCTGACATTTAAATTCCTTTATGGGAGAGTAAT